CAGCCACTACGGCAAGCGCATGCAGTGGAAACGCGGCTACAGCCACTGCGCCAGCATCTGGTGGTTCGTTCATCACATCAAGCAACATTGGCAGTCAATCGGTCAACTACGCAACGAGCGCGGGTTCAGCAAGTTCGGCCAGCTCTGTGGCATGGAGTGGTGTTTCAAGCAAGCCGACGCTCTTGTATCGTGCTTATTCTGGTTCGGTGTCAGGTTCAATTAACGGCTCTTCTGCCGCGGCGACAGACACCATCACAATTAATACCAGTGGCGCTTTGGGCGTGCCAGAAGTTGCTTTTGACTACTGGGTTTGGTGGGGTTCACCGTCGGTAGCTGGCGAGTTTTACATCACTTCATGTAGGCGCACCATAACCGCAGTGTCTGGCGGTACGAATCAAACTCAAGTCAACGTCTACCACGGTAGTAATGCTGGCCCCCATGCACTGACTGCCTACATCTGGCAAGGAGCCTAACCATGAACGTAGCCAAAGTAATCAATGGTATTGTGTGGGACCACGGTGTTGGCACCGAGGCAGATATTGTTTATGCCGAGCACGACGGTGTTTCGATTGTCCCCCTGCCAGATTGGGCCCTGCAATTGCGCACTCAAAATTTACAAACCGGCCAAGCCCGCCAAATCCTGAAGTGGAACTACGAAACTCGTCAGTTCCAAACACTTGATCTGGGTTCGTTCGTCGCATGAAGCCGCAAGCTACCCTGCAAGGGCCAGAGGTTCAAATCTCCTGCCTCTCAAATGTTTATGTGCGCCGCATGTTCTTTCCGCAGGCGGGCATCGTTGAGGTTGGCCACCGCCACCCGTACTCCCACGCTAGCCTCTTGGCCACAGGTTCGATCACAGTTCAGCTGTATGACGACAGCACAAAAGAGTTGTTGGAGCCGGTGACCTACAAAGCGCCAGCCATGGTGATGATCGAGAAGGATGTGGCCCACCAGATCACTTCGTTGGAAGACGGCACGGTTGTTTGTTGTATTCACGCACTGCGTGATGAGACCGAGACCATCATCGACCCCGAGATGATTCCTGTGCCGCTGCCTTTGCGAAACACGATTGAGACGGTGTATGCCCAGACAGGAAAGAACCTGATGCCACCCGCTGCGCCATTCGATGACTTGACACCAAATCGTGTGCCAAGGATGTTTGACGCTCGACAAGCCTTTTAAGATGTGGACCCTTTCAGCCTTCTCATGGCGGCTCAAGCGACCGTTGCGGCGATACGCAGCGGGTGTGAGATGTTGTCTCAAGGTAAGGCTGAAATTACAAAGACGAAAGCGGCAATTGAAAAGGCTGTCGGGGACGGGAAGGCTATATATGCCGAAATCGTCGGTCTTTGGAGCTGGATTTCCAGCTTATTCGGTGGTTCAAAGAAAAGCAACGCGCCTACGCCTACGGTCCAAACAAGTAATGCGAAACCTTCCAGCCGAGCCGTTAACTACAAACCAAAGCCCGTTGAGCAACTGAGTTACGAGGAGTACCAGACCCAAGCCATCCACCAGATTTGCGAACAGCTCAAGACCTTCTTCGAGATACGTAGGCAGTTGCAAGAATACTGTCACGACCTTGAAGAAGAATCGAAAACCACAACCGACATTGAAGGTGCCGCGCTAGACCGGATTCAGATTGAAATGCAGCTTGAACAGATGACAGTTCAGATTCGAGAGACCATGATCTACACGCCCAAAGACATCGGGTTGCAGTCGATCTACACACGGTTCTTGAAGATGTACGACCAGATTCTGGAAGAGCGCGAGTTTGACAGAGCGCTGAAACGCAAACAAGAGATTGACGCAAGATGGCAACGCGAGTACCAACAACAAATCAGGGCAGCCAAGCTGGGGTACGCGGTCGTGGTGCTGGTGCTGGGGGTATGGATGACGGCACTGTTTTCCGCTCTATGAAGGAGTTCTACTGGTGGGTACTGATCGTCACATGTTTGATTGCGCTGTTGGGGTTTTCAATCGCGTCAGCGTTGTTCTCGTACCAACAAGTGCGAAAAGCCGAAGCCATACTCCAGCGTGCCGAGCAGCTTGAGAAGAAGACAAAACCAAAACTTGAACCGAAACCTGAGAAGGAAGAATAAATGTTACCAATCGTTGCAGGCATCGTAGCCAACCTCATCAACAACGGGATGCACAAGGTCGCTGACCAAGTGATCGAAAAGGGCGTTGACGCCGTGCAGGAGAAGCTGGGCATCGAGCTGAAACCAGAAGGCGAAGCCACACCCGAGTACAACGCCAAGCTGCAAGAAGAAGCTAACCGTCATGCTGAGTTCATGGCTGAGTTGGATGAGAAGTCCGCGCAGCGTGCGACCGATATGCAGATGGCTGCGTTGCAGTCTTCCGATCAATTTGTGCGTCGCTTTCTCTATTACTACGCTTGGTTCTGGGGTATCTTTGCCTGTTCGTACTTCTTCGCCGTGTCGTTTTTGGAAGTGCAGAACAAGAACCGTGACTTCGTGAACATCATTTTGGGCTTCTTGATCGGTACGACCATCCCTGCCATCATTGCGTTCTTCTACGGTCAGGCTAACAAGGCACGTGAAGACACCATGAAGCAGATGAAAGAACTGAAAGGTGACAAATGACACCAGACATTGCTGACCTCCAAGCTGCCAAGATCAAGAACCCTGAGAAGTGGCTCGATGCGGTGGTGGCCACCTGCCAAGAGTTTGAGATCAACACACCACAGCGCGTTGCTGGGTTCCTATCGCAGACTAGCCACGAGTCTGGTGGCTACACCATGCTGACCGAGAACCTCAATTACCGTGCTGCTACTTTGGCGGCTTGTTGGCCAAACCGTTTTGCTGTGCTTGGCCCGGACAAGAAACCCATCAAAGAGAACGGCAAGTTAGTGCCCACTGCCGTGGCAAACAGCATAGCGGGTAAGCCGGAGCTTATCGCCAACTTGGTTTACAGCTCACGTATGGGCAACGGTCCCGCCGAGTCTGGTGAAGGGTGGCTGTACCGCGGCAGGGGTCTGAAACAGTTGACCGGGAAATTCAATTATGAAAAATGCGGGCAAGCTTTGGGCATTGATCTTGTTGGTAATCCTGATTTGCTTCTTGAGCCTATGGCTGCTGCTCGCTCGGCTGGCTGGTTCTGGAAAGCAAACAACTTGTCTGCATTCGCCGACATCGACGACATCAAAGGCATGACGAAGAAGATCAACGGCGGTTTGATTGGGTACGAGCAACGCCAAGCGTTGTACGATGCGTGCTATGGACAGTGCCGCGCCTAAGTAGGAAAATACAGCCATGCCGTTACAAAAACTTCAATTCCGCCCCGGTGTCAACCGCGAAGGCACGACCCTAGCTAACGAAGGTGGCTGGTTCGAGTGCGACAAAATTCGCTTCCGTTCTGGTTTCCCCGAGAAGTTAGGCGGCTGGATTCTTGATACCGGCACATACTATCCTACTGCCCCCATAGGCACGCTTGTGGCTAGTGGTACAGAAACATCCGCAGTTCCACCAGCCGGTGCGTATTGGGGCGTATGTCGTTCGATGTGGAATTGGAACTCACTGGCCGGTAACAACTATTTGGGTATGGGCACGAACTTGAAGTTCTACATCCAGAACGGCCCCAACGGTTACCTGTATGACATCACACCTATTCGTGAGACAAACACAACTTCGGCTGGCACTGCGTTTTCAACGGTCAATGCTTCTACTACCGTAACTGTTAACGACCCCGGGCACGGCGCGCAGACGGGCGACTTCGTGATGATCTCTGGCGTGAGCGGCGCGGTCAATGGTATCCCCGACACAGCCCTGAACCGTGAGTTCCAGATCACATATCTGAACGGCAACCAATACAACATCACCGTTGGTTCTCCAGCTACATCTACTAACACTGCGGGCACTGCAACTCTGACCTATCAAATCACATCAGGTTTGGCTACATACACCGTGGCTACTGGTTGGGGCGCGGGTAACTGGGGCGGCACTACATCAGGTTCTGTCACGACCACATTGAACGGCGCAATCAACAGTTCCGCTACCTCCATCACATTGACATCCGCAGCATCCTTTACTGCGTCTGGCACGATTGTTATTGATACCGAGTCCATCACATACTCCGGCAAATCAACAAACACCCTGACTGGCTGCGTGCGCGGTGCAAACGGTACAAGAGCTGCTGCTCACACTTCTGGCGCTACCGTTACTCAAGTCGCTTCTTCTTGGACCGGTTGGGGTCAGGCCGCTGCAAGTGGTGTTGGTATTCAGCTGCGTATTTGGAGTCAATCAAACTATGGTGAAGACTTAATCTTTAACCCCCGTGGCGGTGCGCTGTATTACTGGTCGGTGAACGCTAACCCCAACATATTTGACCGTGGTGTGGTTATGCAAGCGGGCACAACTGTTAATGGCGCGGTCATGGATAGCACTACGCCTTCAGTTGCCAATTTAATCATGGTGTCTGACTCATCGCGTTTTGTGATTTGTTTCGGCACCAATGACCCGTCGGGCGCTTTGTTTTCAGCAACCCAAGACCCACTGCTTATTCGTTGGTCACAGCAAGAAGAGTTCTACACATGGACGCCTTCACCAACAAACCAAGCGGGCGACTACCGACTGAGCCGTGGTTCTGAGATCGTGGCTGCACAGCAGACTCGTCAAGAAATCTTGGTGTGGACTGATGCCGCTTTGTACTCTATGCAGTACCTTGGCCCCCCGTATGTTTGGGGCTTTCAGATCATGGGCGACAACTTGTCCATCGCCGGACCGAACGTGGTGTCTGTGGCAAACAACGTGACCTATTGGATGGGCACCGACAAGTTTTACATGTACTCAGGTCGTGTGGAAACACTGCCATGCACCTTGCGTCAGTATGTTTTTCAAGACATCAACATGCAGCAGTCATATCAATTCTTCTCTAGCACCAGCGAAGGTTACAACGAGATTTGGTGGTTCTACTGCTCGGCCAACAGCAACACAATCGACAAGTATGTGGTGTTCAATCACCTCGAACGCACTTGGTATTACGGCACGATGGCACGCACTGCTTGGCTCGATAGCCCACTGCGTACTGTCCCCATGGCTGCCGGTTATAACGGGCAGTTGATTTACCACGAGACAGGTAACGACGACGGAACCACAACACCCGTTTCGCCGATTGAGGCGTATTGCCAATCTTCTGACTTTGATATTGGTGACGGACACAACTTTGGTATTGTGTGGCGCATCATCCCCGATGTGACCTTTGACGGTTCAAACACCGCAAGTCCGTCGTTAGACTTCACTGTGCGCCCACGTCAAAACCCCGGCACGGCATACGGCACATCTGACAGCCCCACCATCACGAGCGGCAATAACTACTCAGGCCAACGCACATACAACGTGCAGCAGTTCACCGAGTATGCCTACGTGCGTATCCGTGGCCGTCAGATGGCGTTCAAAATTAGCTCCAACGACCTTGGTGTTGCTTGGCAACTCGGCACGCCACGTATTGATGTGCGCCCAGATGGACGACGCTAATGGCAACGAACCAACGCAATCAGCTACAAACTGTTTCGCCGCCGCGCTTACCTGCGGCACCGGTGGAGTACAGCCAACGATATGGTGACGACCTCACCAACGTGCTTCGTTTGTTTTTTAATCAGCTCAGTAACGGGCTGGCGTCGGTGCTTGCTCCAGAAGGCGGTAAGTACATCAACAACGTGTACGCTGCTGTTCAGCGCACAACAGACAAAACCTTTGCGGCCAACACCGTTACACAGATTACGTTTGACCAGAATGATTACATCAACGGCGCAACCAACGACGGCACCGACGGCATAAGAGTAAACCAAGCGGGCATCTACAACTATCAATTCAGCGTTCAATGGAAGAACAGTGATTCCCAAGAGCACGATGCTTGGATTTGGCTGCGTGTAAACAACGTTGATGTGACAGGAACCGCAAGTCAATTTTCCGTAATTGCAAGGCACGGTTCTGTCGATGGTGCCGTTATTGCTGCTGCCAACTTCTTTGTGGAATTGCAAGCCGGAGACACCGTAGAGATGTGGTCCGCGGTGAGTAACACCAGCGTCAAAATGGATGCTGTTGGTGCACAGACTTCACCCTTCCCCATGCCTGCCATTCCGTCGGTCGTGGCCACTCTTTCATTTGTATCTTCTATCTTGACATGATAGACTTCACCAACCCCCTTTCCGTGAGGCAAAAATGAGCCTTAAACAAGCTGCACAACACCTAGCTGCGCACGGTCGCGGCCCCGACCAGACCCTTATCCATGTGTCCCCACGCGAAGTGGCTGGTTTGCAAGCTATTGCAAAAGCCCATGGCGGGTCCTTGACCATCAACCCAAACACAGGTTTGGCCGAAGCTGGCTTCCTCGATCGCATGATGCCCGCACTTGTCGGCGCTGGTTTGATGGCTGCCACCGGTGGCGCAGCCGCCCCCGCGGTATTGGGCATGTCTATGCCGACTGCGATCGGTGTGGGGG